GACTGGGGTCCGCCGCGTAAGAGAGAATACTATTAATGGCTGAGAAGCAAAACATATACAGCGGTGTTCCTCGCGCAGAGCGCCGTTTTTCTGGTGTGCCTGTGGTCGGTGGGCTAGAAGCCGCATTAAGCTATTTAGCTCCAGTAGAGTACCCCGTAATAAAAGAACCTACAACCAAGGTCGTAGATGATATGGGCCGTCGTTATAAAACAACGATACCCGGAGAGTACGGAGAACCCAGTTTCGCGGTCCCCGCAGCTTTTAAAGGCATTGCAGAACTTTTCAAACAAGCAGTAGACAAACCCGGAGAGACAGCCTCGGCACTTGGGCAGGCGTTAATGTCTATCCCTGAAGAACAGATGCGTGGCGCGGAAGCCTTGATGCAGGGTGTTGACTATGCTTATGACCCAGAAACGGGTGCGGAGTATCGCTTTGATCCGTTCTTGGTCACAGGTCCTGTTGCCGCAGGTACGGCTTACAGTATTGCTAGAACCGCTGGTGAAGGCGGTGAGGTCCTTGGTATTATGGCTGGTCAGAATGCTTATTCGGCTAGCAAGAAGAAAACATCTTTTGACAAGGCAAAGGCAAAAGGGGCCTCGGACCGCGAAGCTTTTGATCAGGCACAGGGTTACATCGAACCTTCGGACAACGCTTTTAGGTTTGAGATTGATACGTCCGACGCCAAGCTAAACAAGAAATATTTTGAAGATTCCCCTATGGAAGATATTTCTGACGGCATGCCGTATCAAAGACCTTTACTTGAAAAGATTGAGATGGAAGAAGGTCGTCCGGCAACCCTCGGGGACTTACTAGAGTTTAAGAAGCTGTATCTAGAGTACCCGGAACTAAGTGATATTGAAATTGCAAGAGTTCCTTTAGGTAACGCGGTAGGTGGCACAAAAGCTGCGTATGACCCTGTTGAGAAAAAAATATATGTGGGTACTGCTGGTCCTCGCCAAATGGTTTCTAATATGTTGCATGAGGTGCAGCATGCAGTACAGGATATCGAGGGGCATACCCCCGGCGCTGGAATTCAGCAATACTTACCATCAGGTCACACTGAAAAACTAAATATAGCCAGAAATCGAATACGGGATACATCAGGTTCTTTAATTGACAGTAAGTCTGGCTTTCTTAAAAAGAAGACACTTGAGGAAAGAGCGAATGCGGCTGACCCGGAAGGCCCAGTTAGGACTGTGTATAAAGGGAATTTAGCAAGAAAAGCCAAAGCCTACTTTGATGGTGATACAAAAGATTATGACTATATAGACTTTAGTGAGTTTGCTACGGACGCGGAACTAAAGGAGCTAAAAAAACTCGCAGGCTTGCAGACTGACGCAGATGTGTTGGAAGCAGACGTGATCAAGGCTGGTAAGATGTACCATCGCCAACCCGGTGAGGTAGAGGCCAGAACCGCTCAGACTAAGTTTATTGAAGGTCGTCAGTTTGAATACCCGTTGGATGTTCAGGACGTATCCCCAGAAGACTATATTTTCAAGATTGTTGAAGAAGAGGGTGGGAAGCCGAGGGTTATGGAAGCTCGAACCCCGGATCTTCCCGACGCACCATCGAGCCAAGTCCTTGAGGGCGAGGTTGTAGGATCGAAGTCCAAGAAGTACATGGATCTACAAAAGCAGATGGATGAAGCTTCATCCCCGGACCTTCGTGCTGCTCGTGAGTTGAACATGGAGACTCAGGGTGTGAAGGATGCGTTTGATTTGAATGCAGCCAGCAACATAGACAAGAACTTTGAGTTTGCCAGTGGTGGTGATGAGGTTCGTTCTACGGCGGATGAGTTTATTGACGGTGTGATTGATGAGTTTCAGGGTGCGAGGGACCAAGGTTTTAGTCGCGGCGAGGCTTTGATTGACGCTGTTCGTGTGAAGGTCAATGACTACAACGACATTTATCCTGATGCATTGGATGTAAATTCTGTTCTTGATGACATTGCTAAGAACGTGAATGAGGACTTTGGTTTTGACGATGCCTTGTCTCGTTTTCGTGAGGCGCGGACAAATCAGAAGTCATTGCAGGATCAGGCACAGACTGCTAAGTATCAGCGCATAGCTGAAGAGCAGGCGGCGGCACGTCGTGTGCAGGAAGAGCAGCTTGGTATTGCTGACTTGAGCGACGCGGACAAGGCTGCGTTTTACAGACAGATGGGTGAGGCCGAGCAGCGCGGCATAGCTGGCGCTGGTATTCCTGACCCACAGTCGCCGAAGCCAAACTTACGTCTGGTGAAAAAAGCTGCTGGCGGTCCTGTTGACTTACGCTCTGGTATCGGCAACGTATTTAAGTTATATTCGTAGGGATAAGTAAGATGGCAAAAGACTTTGTTCAGGGTAGTTTGACCCCCGAGGAAACAGCAGCGCTGCAAAGAGAAGCTATGCAGGCGTGGGAAAGCGGTGATAGATTATCAAAAAATCTGTCAATGCACAGAACAAGATATGTTCAAAGGAAGACAGCAGAGCGCCTTCAGCAGACGCAGAACAAACGCAATGGTGGAATGGTCAAGGGCTTCAGTCCTATTGCACGTCCACAGAGATTTAAGGGTATATATTAATGGCACTACCCCCACAGATGGTTGACATGGCGATGGGTCCGGGCGGCTCATCAGAACTTATGCCTGAAGAGATGCAGATTGAATTACCTATGGGCGAGGAGTTGCCTGAAGGTATTGAGCTTGTTGGCGAAGAAGAAATGGTTGAGGTTGAGGCTGAAGTTTACGACCACAATGCCAACCTCGCTGAAATCTTAGACGACAGAACTCTGGGGGAGTTGTCGTCTGAGTTGCGTGGCAAGGTCAAGGACGACATGGATTCTCGCGAAGAGTGGGAAGAGGCCATTGCCAAAGGTCTGGGGTTACTTGGGATTAATTACGAAGAGCGCAACGAGCCGTTCTTGGGAGCCAGCGGCGTTCATCATCCGTTGTTGTCAGAGGCTGTTACTCAGTTTCAAGCACAGGCTTACAAGGAGATGTTACCATCTGGCGGTCCTGTGAAGACACAGGTTGTAGGTGCGCCTACCCGTGAGATTGAAGATCAGGCCAAGCGCGTAAAGGACTTCATGAACTATCAGGTCACTGAGGTGATGGAAGAGTTCGATCCAGACACAGATCAGATGCTATACTATTTGCCACTGACTGGATCTACATTTAAGAAGGTGTACTTTGATCCGACCAAGCAACGTGCGGTGTCAAAGTTTGTACCTGCCGAAGACTTGATTGTGCCATACACTGCCTCTGATTTGCGGACAGCAGAGCGGGTAACGCACATAGTGCGTATGACAGATAACGAAGTCCGCAAGATGCAAGTTGCGGGGATCTATAGAGATGTTGAATTATCTGCAAGCGATGAGTCAGAAGATGAAGGCACTATTCAAAACCGTGCTAATGAGCTTACTGGAATACGCCCAAACTATAGTGACGATGTCTATACATTATATGAAATCCACGTTGATCTCGACTTGGAAGGCTTTGAAGACATTGGACCTGATGGGGAAGATACGGGCATTAAGCTGCCGTATATTGTTACTCTTGATGAAGCTTCTGGCGAAATTCTCAGCATTGTTAGAAGCTTTAGAGAAGCGGATCCGCTAAAGCGTCGTCGTCAGTTCTTCACACACTTTAAGTTTTTGCCCGGTTTTGGTTTCTATGGTTTTGGTTTACTACATACAATAGGTGGACTTTCTCGTGCAGCGACCTCAATCCTCAGACAGCTTATCGACGCGGGTACTTTATCTAATCTCCCGGCTGGTTTCAAAGCTCGTGGGGTTCGTATCAGAAATGATGACGAGCCGCTTTCTCCCGGTGAGTTTCGTGATATTGATGCTCCCGGCGGTGATCTTCGGAATTCTATTATTCCCCTACCATACAAGGAACCTTCTGGTACGCTTGCTCAACTCCTCGGGGTGGTTGTTGATTCGGGCAGACGATTTGCACAAGTCGCTGATGCTAAGATCGCAGATGTCAACTCCCAAGCTCCCGTGGGAACGACGGTTGCACTAATCGAGCAAGGCTCGAAGATTATCTCAAGCATTCACAAGCGCCTGCACTATGCCCAGAAGAATGAGTTCCGAATGCTGGCGGAGATCTTCGCCGAAAACCCAATCCCATACCCATACTTTGTAGGTGCGAACATCCCTGCCGAGATCATGGCGCAGGACTTTGACGGGCGTATTGACGTACTGCCTGTATCAGACCCGAACATCTTTTCGATGTCGCAGCGCATGTCACTGGCGCAGACACAATTGCAGTTGGCACAGGCCGCACCTCAGATGCACAATCTGTATGAAGCCTACCGCCGGATGTATGATGCGTTGGATGTTAAGAACATCGACGACATTCTGCCTGCACCACAGCCGCCGCAGCCTATGGATCCGGCAACGGAGAACGGCAACGCGCTGAAGGGTATGCCGTTGCAGGTATTCCCGCAGCAGGATCATGAGGCACACCTCAAGGTTCACGTCATGGCGCTGAAGAGTCCAGCCGCGCAGATGAACCCGCAAGGCTACATGATGATGCACTCACACTTGCAGGATCACGTCGCTGCCTTGGCACGGGATCAGGTTAAGTTGTTCTTTGAGAGGATGAACGAAGAAGCTGTGATGAATGGTCAGCCCCCAGCGCAGATTGCTAACGAGATGGTGGATGCTGCTATTGCCCAGCAGATTGTAAACATCATGGAGCAGATTGGTCCTGAGTTGATGCCGGAGCAGCCTGTTGATCCGCTTGTAGCTATCCGTCAGCAGGAGTTGCAGAACGATCAGATAGAAATCCAGCGCAAGATGCAGAACGATCAGATGGACTTCCAGATTGATCAGGCCAAGCTGACACAGGCCATGCAGTTGGCGCAGCAGCGTATGGGCTTGCAGCAGAACATTGCTGAAGACAGAAACGATGTCAACGTATACCGCATTAATACGCAAGCTGCACTGTCGAGGAACAGATCATGAAATGGCTAAAATGGCTAAAAAATCTGTGGATGGGTCGGCCTGTTGATGTATCACAACACAGGCAACACACAACTAAGTACGAAGATTTGTGTATGTAATGTTTAAGGTTTTGGTTATTGCATGCAGTGTGGCGGTGCCCGAAAACTGTTATCAGTACCACGACACAAGAGGGCCTTACGAAACACAGGAAAGATGTGCTAGCCGCGCTTATGACATGGGTAATGATATTGCTCAGTACAACAAGGGCAAGGTTATGCCAAAATCGTACAGGTGCATACCGTTGAAAGGGTCAAGACTATGATTCAAGCACTGATTGGACCAGTCACAGGACTGCTGGATAAATTTATTGAAGACAAAGATCAGAAAAACAAGCTGGCGCATGAACTTGCCACAATGGCAGATAAACATGCACAGGAACTTGCAAAAGGTCAGCTTGCTATAAACGCTGAAGAGGCCAAGCACCGCAGTATTTTTGTGGCTGGTTGGCGTCCGTTCATCGGCTGGACATGTGGTATTGCGTTAATGGCACACTTTGTTTTATTCCCGGCGACAGATTTCGTTACAGCCTACATGGGACTTGAAGTACCGCCGATGCCTGCTTTTGACATGGAAAGCTTGATGACTGTACTGCTTGGCATGCTCGGTTTGGGTGGAATGCGTAGCTTTGAAAAGTTCAAGGGTGTGTCTAAGTGATTACGGTAGAGCAGTTTTTACGTTGGAAAGTTCTGCCCAGATTTATGATGTTGGTTAGCACGGCTATGTCGTGGCGCTGTGCTGAATGGTTTATGGCTTTGGAAGATCCGACAGCGTCGCAGTCTGCTTTTGTAAGCGTAGTTATGGGAGTAATGACTGGTGTCTTCGGAATCTGGATGGGACACGAACACAAAGACCACA